CTCGGTGAGGCTGATTCCCTTCTCAGAGCGAGCCTCTCTAACCTTCTCTCCAAAGTTCATGTCAGCCTCCATAGCATCCGAAGCTTACGCACTGTCATAGTAGCTGTCAAACTCCCTATCTTGCAGCCACCCGAAAGGCTCCGGGAGGTGAAGCGTCAGCTTCCCTGGGGCACCGTTTCGCTGCTTTGCGATTCGGACAATGAAGTCCGTGAAGTTGGCCGTTGGATCCCGGTTGAACGGCCTGTCTACGAAGAGGATGGAGTCAGCGTCCTGCTCAATCTGCCCAGACTCTCTGAGGTCAGACATCTGCGGCATGTTGCCGGTGCGCTTCTCAATCTCTCTGTTCATCTGTACCACGGTAATAATCGGCACCAGAAGCTCGTTGGCGAGGGCTTTCAGCGCTCTGGATGCCTGAGCGACCTCCTGCTCTCTGCTTCTGCCTTTGCACTCAACAAGCTGGAGGTAGTCGATCACCACCACGCTGATCCCATGCCTTCTCACCGCTGCCTTCGTGTACTCGATGATCCTCTCCAGCTTCCGGTTGCCGAAGTCCACCAGTATCGGAAGCCCCTTGAAGGACTCGTTAGCGAAGACGGCAGCTTCCTTGAGGTCGTCAACCGAGCGCCTTGTGCTCTGCCCTAGCCCCATCTCTGCCGCTGAGATCCGCTTGGCCACCGAAGGCTTCGACATCTCCAGAGAGATGAACAGCCCCTTCGTCCCCTCCTTCCTCGCCATCCGCTGCAACAAGCTAAGGGCGAAGTGACTCTTGCCAGTGGACGGCCTAGCGGCAACAACCACCATGTCTCCGGGCTCAATCTCCAACATCGAGTCCATCAGCGCATAGCCGGTCCTTACCTGCTTGGTCGTCTTGCTGCCGGAAGCTACAGCGACAACGTCTTCTGTGCCCTCCCGCATGATGTCGCCAATCCAAGCCTCCGTGTCGGACAAGACCTCAGTGCGAGCCACAATCTCAGGCACATCGCCAGGACGCTCTTTCGCCCAATCACACCAATCACCCTTGAAGCCCGTTGGCCAGCGGACAGACATCGCCTTGACCCCAAGACCCTCGAAAATCTCAGTGCAGCGTTCCGTGTTCTTCGCACCGGCCTCGTCGGAATCGAAGGCAATGACCACCTCGTCAGACGGCCTCAGACGCCTCAGGATGCGCTCAGAGCGATTTTTATTGAGCCACCCGACTCCAGGTATGCCCAGAGCGTTCAGACCCATCTGAGAGAGGACTACGGCGTCCAGAGCCCCTTCCACCAGAAACACCCTGCTCGGCAGTTCCTTGGTCGCCGGGAGGTTGTAGGGCAGTGGAACGGTGCCTTTGATGTGCCTGTACTTGGGTTGAGAGCCTAGCTCCCCGCTTCTGGACACCCTCCTGAACTGGATATGGGCAACAGACCCAGTGTCAGTGAGGTAGGGGATCGCAAGGTGATATGCGAATCCGAAGGGGCAAAACAGGCTGTCACTGCTCTGAGACTTCCTCGCCAGCCCCAGATTCACGCAGACCTCCACGCTGGTAGCCCTGATCGCGGCCCCCATAGCGCCACTAGCCTTGTTCTCGTGAATGTCGGTGATACGGAAGTTCTTGGCTGTAGCAGCCTCTATCCCGCGCTCCGACGTAAGCCAGTCCATCCCGAACTGCCCTATCTCACCCAGGGCTCCGATGAATGCAGAGCAAGCGGCAATCCTCTGGGAATTGCTCACCTCCGGTGCAGCCTCTTTGACCTGGGGGTATTGAACCTTCGCCCCGTTGAGCGAGGGTCCGTTAATCCAATCGAGAGCACCCATGTTGTCGCAATCGCGGAGCCAGCAGACGAGGTCTACAACGTCCCCAGCCTTCTGGCACCCATGGCACTTGAACTTCTGGGAGCCTGACTTGGCGTAGAAGGACAGGGAGGGACTACCGTTTCCCGGACCACGGCTGTGGTCGGGGCAGTAAGCCATCCCCTTGTTCTTTGCCAGCACCACCCCTAGTGCCTCTGCGATTTGACGAATGTCGTGTTCTCTAGCCTCAGCAAACCTGTTTTCGTTCATACCGGCAACAACCCCAATTCATAGCGAACGTCAGTGACGATCTGGTCAACAGCCCAGGTGAGAGCCCGGTCGCTCTCAGCCCTTGCGAATCCATCCTTCAAAACCTGTTTCAGCGGATCGGGGTCGTAAGGATCCCCGTTACCGTTCAGCTTCCCCCGGACGACAGCGGACAGAGCGCCCCTGAACGGAAGCTTCTCCGTGGTCATGTCCTGGCCAGAGAGAACGAACATATCGTCTCTGAGGTCGCGAGTAATGCTGATCCCATCGACAACCATCGAATGCTCATGGCGGTTCTCCTGAACAGCCTTGTCTCGCTCCCGCTTGTTCATCCCGCTCCAGTGCTTCACGCCACCCTCCGCGCGGATCTTCGTCTCCTCCTTGTACCCAGACGCTCGGTTGAACCACCCGGCCAGGAATCTACGGATCGCGGATTTTGGCTTCTTCTGGCTCAACTCCCAAGCGCGGGCCTTCTTCGCCTCAGCGAGAAGATCCATCTCGGGATGGGCGTCCTGCTGAACCGAGATCCACCCAGCCAGCGGCTTGCCACGAGCAATCAGGTCACCCCACTGAGCGGCCAGATATTGCTCCAGCCCCTCGTGCGCGGGTGCGCCTACGGGCGCGGGCACATTGACGGAACCTTCGGTTCCTCGTTCCACGCTTGCGGGCGTGCCCACACGATGCACATGCGCTTGCGCCCCCGCGAGGGGGAAACACGCGAGCAACGCATCCCCGGACAAAATCCCCCGCNCGGTCAACGCAGTCAGCCCAGCGGAGACAACCCCCACCGGAACTCTCGTCACAGCCGACAGATACAACGGATCGAGCGAGTCCCGCTCAATCCTCCCGGCGTCAGACAACAACCACAGGACCGGATACAAGAGCACCCCTTCCCAGGCTGCGCCCACGATTTTTGGGTGAGTCAAATAGCTTCGTTCCATGAGTGACCTCCGAGTTGAAAGCCGAGAGTACGCCTAGTCAGCTTACGGTGTCAACTGCGCTCTGAAGATTCTCGAAAAGCCGGGACGCGCACAGGCTGTCTGTGGTAGTGTTCACTCCTCAGCAAGCCACCCCAGGCTGGTAGGTCCCCGGCACACATCCATCCCCCCTTGCCGGGGGCCTACGCTGAGGGGGTCACAATGTCCACAGCCTGGAATCAGGATCAGCTCTTCAGCTCCAAGTCCACCGACTGGTCTACGCCCGAGAAGTTGTTCAATGAGTTGAACGACGAGTTCCAGTTCGATATGGACGCTAGCGCCTCGCTACACAACAACAGATGCCCCTGCTACCTAGACGAAGAACTCGATGCACTCTCCGTCTGGTCCTGGCAGTCGCCCATCTACGTCAAAGACCAGAACGGAAACTCCATACACCCAGCATCTCCCCGTAGATCAATCTTCCTCAACCCTCCATGGGGCCGATCCATCGGTAAATGGCTACAAAAAGCCTACGAAGAGTCCAGATCAGCCCTGGGCATAGGCCCAACCATCGTCTGCCTCATCCCGGCATGCACAGATACCCGCTGGTGGAGGGACTACGTGTGGAAAGCAGCCGAAGTACGACTCATAACAGGCCGACCACACTTCGTTCGCTCTGATGGACATACAGGACCGTCACCCAAGGGAGCTTGTTTAGCTATCTACACACCTTGGAGCGAAGGGCCACCAAGCGTAAAGCTGGTCTGACCCGCTCTTACGTACAGGAATATATATATCCACAGAGCGAGGGGGTGGGGGGGTGGACGCTGCCCCCTGGCTGCCTTTCGATTGCGGCCTGGAATCGGTCGTTCCTGCTCTGCCCCTGCTCTGCCCCCGTAGGGAATAGACGCTGCCCTGCTCGTCGTCGGCGACCTGGCTGTCCAGCTCCAGCCCAGGCCGGAGAGGACCGGGCAAGTTCAGTAGCTACGCATCCAGACCACAATCCCTCCTCCGCCCCTATTTGCCCCGGGGCTACCAGGACCCACGCCATAACGTCGACATGAAGGCCCCTAGCAGCGCCGTGCGTAGCCTTGACGGGGCAGCGACGTGTCGAGACAAGGGAGGGAGCGCCGGAGCAGTGCTCAACAGCGGCTCAGGGGGGCTCTACCGGAGAGGACCGGGAGCACCAGGCCAGAACGCAAGAAAGGCCCCCAGAGTTACCCCTGGGAGCCCTTCGAGTTCAGCCGTCTGGCGGTCTACTTGCGCGAACCGTCCTGATTGAACAGGCCAGTCGTCTCGATCACCCACGTCACGTACTGCCGCAGCTTCGCCCGGTCAGTCTCGACAGCAGCATCCGGGAACCCACCATCCCGGAGCCACTCCTGCATGCTGGCAACGATGTTCCTGTTGAGACCGGGCATTGCCGGAGCCTGCAACCACGGAGCACCAGCCATAACGTTGTTGGCCTGGCCAGCGACGGGGGCGTCAGGAACGTTCACCGGCGTCCGCTCTTTCGACTCACACAATCCGGCCAGTTCCTCAAAGGGAATCTCGGAGAGGGCCAGGACAAAGGCAGCATCGATTGCGAAGCAGCCAACCTTCCCACGGGCAGATCGAGCGATCAGCATGATTGCGGAGGGAACCAGCTTTCCATTGTGCTTCCCTTCGGGCCGTTCCACGATCTCGAAGGATCCACCGTTCGGGCCTTCGATGATCGCCAGTGCTTCCCATTCGGGCTCTTTCCCGGTCTGCCGAGCCTTGCGACGGTTAGCCGCTTGCGCTGCCATTTTCTGAAGTCGAGTAGTCATCTTCTTACCTTTCGTTGTCGGGGAGAATTCCCCTATGCCCCAAACTGTACAGGGACGTTGTTTTGCTTGTGATTTCAGCTACTTATGCTGCTTTCGGTACCCTTCTTTGCAAAGCAGGTTCAATTCAAGGCCAGCCCCTTAGCTTAACCTTGCCTTCGAGTGCCCGTGACCGGAGCCGTTTGTGTACAGGGACTGCCAGGGTCATGTGGAAAGCACCAAAGCAAGCACCCTTCAGCACTGCTACGGGGCAATCAAGTGTGTCCACCCAATCAATCTCTACGCCCATCTCTTCAGCCTCGTCCTCTATCTCTTCTCCTCTCTTCTTCAGAAGTTGAATGTTCGGATGTTCCTTCTGGAACTCGCCTAAGCAAGCAGCCTCGAATCCCTCAAGCAGAAGCAGTAAAGGATAAGGGGGAGAGCCTCCCGCTTGTGATATGTAGACACCCATCTAAATCTTCTTCGCTTTCAATACGGCCTCCATTCCTCTAACTGCCGACAGTCCATCCTCTACATTGGGGATGACATAGAGCGATGCCTTGTCAAAGCAGTAGTCATTGCCAGCAGCATTCTGCACGGCCCAGATGGCGTCTTCCTTGTCGAAGGGAGTCATCCACACCACTGGTGCATACTTGGCGATTAAGCCATACAGACTTGCTGCATCGCTATCTCCAAAGGCGATTGCTCCAGCCAGCTTGCCGGAAGATAGGAAAGCCTCGAAGGCTTCCATGTCTTCCCGCTTTGGGCCGTAGTCGCTCTCGTCCTCTGTAATGATTGGGACTTCTTTGTATCGAGTGCCGACTACCAGAGAGTCAGCATCTCCTGTCGTTGCATAGCCATTGAAGTGGGCGAAGACCACAACGTTAGGATCGGCATCGGCAATAGCTAGTGCAGCGGCATAGCAGGCATCCCTGATTGCTGCACAGGAAGGGGAGATGTCTACAAGGATCAGCTTCAATCCTGCACCTCGCTCCTCCCTCCTTGTCTTAGACATCCTGACTGAACGACCGACCAATTCCTTGATCAGCTTTAGTGGGTTGAGCCGGGGTGTTTCATCCTGCCCAATCCCTACTTCATTCATACGGAAGATCATCTCCATCCTGCTCTGGATGGATTTAGCCTGTGCTCTCATTCGCTTGCTTTGTAGCTTTGCGAAGGCAGCCTCTACATGGCCGCCAGGGTTGCAGTCTCCAAAGCTATCAACATTGGAGAAGTCTCCACCCTCAAGCTCATGCTTCCATGTACCAGCAGCAGGGNTGTAGCTGCCGAGTGAAGCAGCTTTCCCCCAGCTAACTGGGGGCAGCTTGTACTTAGGCTGCACGGTGAACGCTGAAAACGAGGTGGAATAAATGGGGTGAGGATACATCCCCCAATCCGTTGAGGACCGGGTTGAACCGGTACCCCCATTGGATTCCTTATAAGGCGTTGTTTTAAGACCATGAACAGCAGCAGATGCAGGGCGAGAAGCGTCCCTCTCTATAGCATCCGACCGGGTGCCGACCCCGATTGTCTTTCCTGCATTGCTGGTTGTTCCAGTCTTTGGGGTGCCACCCTGACTAGCAGGCCCGCTGCTTCCCTTGCCCGGAGGATTGTAAGTCCCTCCGGCCCTTGGCAAGCCACCCCTTCCCGTCGCTGTTGGCAAACTACCACCAGGATTACTCCCGGCAACCGGCGGACCTTGATAAGCACCGAATGTTCTAGGGACGCTACCCGGAGAGCCAGCATTGCATTTACTGGCCCCCTTCCCATTCGTTACATTCTCAAGCTCCGGTCGGTTAGCGAAGGAAAGTCCCTCCCTTACACCCTTTGATTGACGTTCTTCTTCATCGCTGCTCCCTTCTTCTATTGGTTGGTCTGTTAGGTTGGTTTTCTTTCTCTCTCTGTGGCTTTGGTCCTGTGACCACTTGAACCGAGCATTCGGCCCATGCCTTGAGATCATTCTGTCCAGATGCTTTCGGAACCCAACCTCATCGAGGTACTTAGTCTCCGGCTTATTTCTAAGCTGGGGGTAGTACGTCCACTCGTCTTTGTCATGGCGCATAGCCACGTAATTACCGGTGATTGCCTTGTTGCTATAGCTGGACTTGTCGAGTGCTCTTTGGATCTCTCTAAGTGAGATTGTTTTGGATTCCTTAGTCATCTGTATGTCTCCTCTTCTAAGCCTCTGCTGCTGGTGTCCCGAAAGCGGGCCAGGGAACAACGAATTGGCTGAATGATTCTGGGTTAATCCTAGTAACCATGAAGTCCAGCGTGTGGCTCTCCTCGTGGTCATAGGCCGGGATGACTACAAGGGCAGAACCATCGTCCTGCTGAATGAAGTCGGCGGAACCTGCTCTAATGCACAGTTGGCCTTCCCTGAATGGGGGCTCGCAGAGCAGGTTGTTGTAAGGCGGCTCGATAACTCGGCAGCCAGCCTCGATGGCACAGTTTACAAAAGAGATCAGCGCCTCTTCAAGCTCATCACTGAGGTCGGGGTGAAGCATGTAGATAACGGAAGGAAAACGGAAGTTCATAGCTAGCTCCTTGCCCGACAAAGCTCGGACCATGTTGCGTTGACGGTTCGCTCAAACTTGTTCTGTGCAATGGCTGTTCTTCCCTGCTGGCTCCTTGCTGCCCAGTGAGAGAGCAGAAGCTTCATGTCATCTGAGCTTTCAGCGTGCTGCCAGATAGACAGTGCGAGTCGGATACCTTCCTGAATGGACAAGGCACTGTTCTTCTCGCTCTCTGCCACCTCCCTTGCCAGCTTCCAGAGAAGCTTGATAAAGCCCTTGTCGAGCCCTGTCTTTGACCTAATCAACTGCTCCTGCTTCTGCACAGGAAGGGGATTCATCATCACTCGGGCTGCTCGACGCTTAGTTGCTTCGCTCAAGTCCCGGTGATTGTTGGATGTAATGAAGGTCATTACGTTGTTCAGGTTGGTTTGGAGGTGAAGCCCTGGCTGGACAGGGACACGACCAGTCTGCAACCAGTCCAGCAGCAGATACTCAGTACGCTCTGGGGCCTTGTCGATCTCATCCAGCAGCAGCACAACAGTAGACTCCTGGCTAAGCCTAGCCACCTTTGCCAACACCCCTTCCTGTCGCACTGCTTCAGCATTTCCAGCTACAGCAGCACAAACATCGACACCAACGAACAACTCATCGGCATCGCTCCAGGCATGGAACTGATAGGGGACGAACTGAGAGAGGGTGATCTTAGCTACGGCATCAGGGAAGGCAGACTTGCCAGTACCAGGGGGACCTTCGAGGAGGATTGTCTTAGAACCTCCAGCTGTTCCAACGTCAGCATAGAGGGCAGTGCAGAGGGCCAGGATGTCAGAGCGTCGGGCTATGTAACCAACGTCATGTAGTGCCTGGCCAATGGCTTCAAGGGTTGAGAGATTGAATTGCTTGTCAGTCATGGGACGACCCAAGCAATGCAAAAACAAGATAAAGAATAGCGAAAGAAGTCACCTGTATANCCTCGNTGGAAAAGGAAAGGCCCCCACAAGGGGGGCCAATCCGGGTTGGTTGGTTTGCTGCTGGCTTACTGGCTCGGCCCTCCTTCCTTTGTAAGCCTTCTCAGTCCGTTGCTTGCATCAGCGTAAGCGTTGACAAAATCAACGATGGTTAGCTCGCCCCATCCTGTTGACCATGAGCTAGGGTCCAAGTGGCAAAGCTCAGCGTGTAGCTCCGAGGCAATCGAGTGCAATTCCTTTGCAATCCTTGGCATCCTTTCTGCTGACACCCCGTCATAGTCTCTAGTGAATAGGCCAAGAGCCTTCAGGTTCTCGAAGAAGGCTTTGCTCATCAGTTCGCCTCCCCATCTACGTCAGCCAGATACTCAAGGATGATGTCGAGTCCAACTATTTCGATGAGGGCAGCAAGCAGGGGCTTAATCTCCTCTTCGTCTGTTGCCTTGCTTGCAATGTCGCTGACCGAGATGGAGACGTACTCCAAAGAGCCTTCGATGTTTTCGTTACCGATTAGATCGTCTGGGTCTACTGAGATGTAGGTTTCTCCTGCATCTCCCAGGTCTACGTATTGCTCGTAGCACCCACTCGATTCAATCTCGAAATTCGAATCATAGAATTCACGAAAAGTTAAGGTTGCTGTCATCTCCACCTTCCTCTCTAAGGAAGCTCTCGAAGTCCTGAAGGAGTTCGTCGGCTTTAGTGTTGAACGTAGGGGCTTCAGCCATGATCAGCTCAGCCCCACCTTCCCTGAATGAGCACTCCTCTGAGATGAAGTGCGACTTGCAGACATAGACCTGAATGCTGCCCAGGTTGGGAAGGACAGCATCGGCATATGCCTGGCGGCTACAGAATGAGCAGGGAGGAACCATTACAGTGGGTGGTCTTCGCAAAGAATTGCGTAGCCCTGGCCGCTCAGTGTTTCCTCATCCTCTACCTTGTAAAGCTCGGTAACCTTAGGAGCAGGCTCCTCATACTTGTCAGGGTAGAAGGCATGGAGGAGAGCATCGTGCCCATGACAGGGGTAAAGCCACTCGTCAGAAAGGTCCTGCTCGTTGCTCAGAGAGAATGAATGGTCCGACCATGCCCCGGTTCCATTGACATCCACAAAGTGGAAGTCTGCAATGATGGCTCGAAGCTCATCGACGTATTCGTTCATCAGCCCAAGCTGATCAACCATCTGCTCCCTCTCTTTGTTGTCTGCACTGGAAACCCAGATGCTGTTGGTTTCAATCTCTTCAGTAAGGAAAGCAGTCATGTCGCAAAGCTGAAGGAACCGGAGCACTCGATCCAGATCCTCCTTCCTCTCAATCTCTGCATGAAGCTCAGCGTTGAAGGAGAAGGGAGGGTCAACCAACGTATTGTCTAGGGCGATGTAGATGTTCTCATCTGGCAGAGCCTCGCTTGCATAGTCGAGAGCAGCCTGCTCCCCAATACCGAGGAGCCTGAGAAAGAATTGAAAGATTGCTTTGATCATCTGAATAATCTCCATTGGAGCAAGGAACCTGCCTCATCAGTGCCGGGAGGTTATCCCCGACAGACACCCCCTAAGGGGTGTGTTTCGGCTGTTAGCTCTCTAGCTTTTCCAAGATTGCCTTAGAGACATCACGAAGCAGCACCCTGTAAGCCATCTCATATAGAGCGGTTTCCCATTTGTAGGAGTAGTCCAGGGTAATGAGGTGTTCGCCGTCTCCTAGGATGGCTTCGTCTGGGTTGCTCGCAGACAGTAGTATTCCAAGACAGTTGTGCGGACCTCTTAACCAGGGGAGGTCTAGGCCCTCATCAATAAGTTCTTTGATTTCATATTCTTGGCAGGGAGACTCCCATCTTTCGGTTATAGAGANAGACTTCTCTGCCAATTCGCTAACGTGCTTGCGGTAAGACTCTGGGTTTATCTGGCTGCCATCTCCGAACTTGCGGGCTATCGCATCGTTGTCCATTGACTACCTCGGTTAGTTGTTAGTCGGAGCAACACACTCCATTGCAAGGTCAGNGAAGCCGACCTTGCTAGCAGGGTATTGCTACTTAGAGATAACGCGGTGGCTAGCAGCTTCGGCGGATGGGTACAGGTGCTTTGCATATGGGGATGGGTTGGGCCAAACCCTGATGCCTTTACGCCAACCCTCGATGTCAATCTGGGTGCTGCCCTCCCAAAGGAGACAGTGATTATCACTCTCAAGAACCCAAACTTCATCCGGTGGGTGGAACCATCCTTTGTCTTCTCTGGTACATGCCTTGATTAGATCGGCAATGCACTCCTCAATACCGTCACTTCCCTCCTTGTAGACGTTCCAACACCGGGTACGACCTCGACCCTCTTTGTATGTCTCTGAGCGGACAGCAATTATGTGAACATTCATCACTCACCTCCAACGATGACGCTGTGGCTAGCAACGTCGTTGGCCCGAATGACCTTGGAGATGAGGTTTTCCCTGCTATCAAAGTTGGCAGTACCCAGTACTGCTCTGTCCTTGCCAACAAAGGCGGATACCCAGAGGGAACCCTTCTTTAGTACCCAGATTTCGGTACCGTTA